TATACCGAAATAATGGGTTACTCTTAGGGAGATTCTAGATATCTCCCCTGAGAGTAGATGAAATATGAATAAATTTTTTATTATTGTTTTTGCTTCGTTAGGACTCCTATCTCTCCTGTCTATTTATATGTTGGTGAGTGGATGAGATACGAATACACAGTAACCAAAGAAGGTGGAGAAGCTGACTTAATTAAAGCGATGAGCTGGAAGAAAGCTATAAAAAAAGTACTTCTTACGGATTCAAAGTTTAGTGGTTGGATTACCTATTTTAATAAAAAAGGACATCAACAAGTAAGGAATTTTAATAATGGAAAAGAAACAAGAAAACTCTGATCAGTCACCGTTTTGTGTTCTATGTGGATGCATACCAAAGCCTGACGAATGGTCCTCACAAGCTGGGAACTGTTGTATTGATTGCGCCTAAACCGATATGAAAAGGCAGAGCCTCATACATAAATGCTTCGCGCTAAATGTCCCTGAGGTTAGCTATGAAGGTCCGCTTTTAAACGGATCTGAGCGATCGAGCCTTTGCTCCTATAGGAGTACGTGCACGGAAACTATAGGGGTTATATGAAAATTTTAATGATTCTAGGAACCGGAGCTATCCTCTCGTTTCCAATGGACAAGAGTGTTAAACCCGACTGTTTTAGTCAGGGTCATAGCATCATGGAAAAAATATCCACCTACCATGACACAGGAAACAGGGACCAGGGCTGGTACCTCAATGGCACCAAGATTCAAGTGGCAGGATTTTATTGTCAATAAGTTTGAACCAGACGACAAGAGTATTTTGTTCCAACTTTATACTCGTTAACATATTTATACCCCATCTTAGATAAAAGCTTCGCAGATTCTCTGTGCGCAACCTGAGAACATTCATACCAGCTGTTAAAGGTGGTAGGATACTCCACGGGTGCTATGCACGCATTTCCTTTAAGAAATGAGCACACCCAGATTATCAATACATATTTCATTTGACTAATATTATATTATGGGATATATCTCAGAGATATATGAACACAACAGAAAGAGGTATAACACATGACGGACATTAGTAAATATAAAAACGTCAGTCTATCCCATAAAACTTATGAGATGATTGACACACTTAGAAAACAACTCGTTGACAACACCATTCTAAGTCGAAGTCAAACTATTAGTATTTTGGTAAATGAAAAAAACAAAAAACTAAATGGTAAGACCAAACAAAAATAATATTAAGATTTGCCCACGCTGCAAGGGAAACGGGTACATAAAAGTGCCTAATAAATCAGTTGAAGAAATTGGTAATTCAATTACAATCGGCTGCCCAATGTGCGACAATTTAGGAGAGATAGATGATCCGAACGATACTATTATTATTGATGCTGACGGCGCTCACCGCTTGCAGTGAGTTCGCGCTCCTGATGAGTGGCTCCAGTATCGCGGTTAGTCAAAATGCTTACGTCAAAGCCTATAATGGAATTGACGTCTTAACTATTATGGAAACGGATAAAGATATAAAGACACATATTTATGACAAAACTTTGGAATTACTTGAAACAGAAAAGTAAAACACTACACGAATTAGCAAAAGAATTTCCTAATAAAACTTATAAGGAACTAGAGAAATATAGAAACGCTGATCGCAACGAAGAAGCTCAACGAATTTATATTCAGCAAGAGAACGAAGAATTAAAAGCAGATCAAGGAAAAGAAATAGACTATCATCGGTATTGGAAAAAAAGAGCCGAGGAAGCAGAAGGAGAACTCAGTATTCTTAAAGGAATCGAAACGAATCGAGTGAAGGAAGCACAAGCTCAAGCAGGTTACCTGCAAGATGAGCTGGATAGAGTTAAAAGAGAAAATAATGATCTGCATAACAAGGTTGCGGCTCTCATAGAGGCAGAGGACAACCTTCGGAAAGCAAGGGAAAGTGGTCTGTGAGAAACATGACTCCAACCGAGTCTGCCTATGTAGGCGGCATTATCGACGGGGAAGGGCATGTAGAATTTAAATGGGTAGATCGTATACGCAGAGATCGAAAAGGAACTCCAACCTACCGGACGCTTATTGTCCGGCTGGAAGTCCCTCAGGTCGACAAGCGACTCATCGATTGGCTGATGGAAATAACAAAGGAAGGAACACGCGACATCAAGCGCTATCCCAACCATCCTACCTATCAGGACCAGCACCGCTGGCGCGTCGGTTATCATGGCGTTTACCGAGTCTTGAAGCAAGTCTACCCTTATTTAATTGTGAAAAAGCAGAAAGCAAAACTTATCGTTGACCATTATGACAAACAATTTTTTAAAAAAACTTTTGGAAAGGGAAAATTTGGACAATGAACGATGAAGATAAAGTCTACCATGATCTTCTGGATCATGTGCTTCACCTGCTCGATCATGATCTGCCGGTGATGATGGTAGCGGCGTCTCTGATGGCCATTGCCCAGCGACTCTACAAAACGAATTTAAGCGAAGAAGAGTATCAACGCATTATGAAGGTTGCGTATGAAGCAAACGTCAAGCCTTATGATGTTTCGAAAGGAACTTTGCACTAATGTATAAACCTCTTCCTGAATCGGTTACGATTAAAGCGTCGGGCATTCATAATCTCGGACTCTTTGCCGATCAAGATATTAAGCAAGGAACTAATCTCGGGGTCACTCATCTTAAGATCGACGATAAGATTATTAGAACTCCTCTCGGAGGATTCATTAATCATGCAAATGAACCGAACTGTACCAAGGTCGAGCTGCATGCCAATGGTCAGGAGCCCTTTCGAAAGAAATGGAGTCTCGTGGCCCTACAAGATATTAAAAAAGGAGAAGAGATAACGTTGCGTTATACCTTCTACAATGTATGAGAACCGAACAAGACAAGATAAACAGGAGAGAAGCCAACCAGCGATACTATAAACTGGAGGAAAACAAACAACAGAAAAGAGACTATATGAAAACCTACCGCCCCAAAAAACCCAGCGTCTTCATCGCGATGCCGTGCTACGACTCGGTTAAGATCAACACCATGCTGTCGATCTTTCAGCTGATCCAGAAACTGGGCCAGAGCAAAGTGGAAGTGGGAATCAACACCATGAAGTCGCCGCTGATTCATCAGGCACGAAACTATTTAACCTCCGTCTTTCTTACAACGGAGTACACGCATTTATTGTTCATCGACTCCGACGTGGAGTTCGAAGCGGAAGCCGGACTGCGGATGCTGGTCGCGGCCAAAGATATTGTCTGCACTCCCTACCGAGCCAAGAACCCCGATCTTAATAAGCATACCTACACCGTTAAATTACCGGATCCGAAAGCGGTCCCGATTCTACCGGGCGGACTCGTTGAAATTGAAGCAGGCCCCACGGGCCTCATGCTTATTAAAAAAGGAGTCTTCGAAAAAATTATAAAAAATCGTCCAGATTTGAAAATTAAGAACCGAGCCAACGAGGCTTTAAAAGAAACCGACAAGAGCCACAGCTTCTATTATAACTTCTTTGATTTCGCTTTTGAAGACGGCTATACCTTCGGGGAAGACGTTTCCTTTTGCAAGCTAGCCAGAAAAGAAGGTTTCAAGCTCTACGCCAACACCGAATCACCCACCGCTCATCGAGGAGAACATGCCTGGGTTGGAAAATTTGGAGATAGTCTAAAGAGTATTAAATGACCGGAACCTGTATCATCGGAAAAATGAAGGAAGATCGGACAAAGACACACAAAGAATATGAGGTGGTTCCTTTATTTCATACTCCGCTTTATGTTAGTAAGATGGATCTTACAGACACTGAAATACAAAATTTAATTAATCAACAATATGAAGATATTCGACCTCGTAATGGAAGAATATCAAAAACTAAATATGTCCTTCATGAAGCAAGATTTAGACCCCTCCTAAAAAAACTAAATAAACATGTGGATATTTATACCCGAGACCTTTTGAAAGTTAAACATGAGATAACTTTTTCTTTAAAGAATTCCTGGTGCATGCAGCACGATTCTGGCCATTGGGCTCAAAAGCACTATCACCAAAACTCTATTATTAGCGGTGTCTTCTATATTAAAACTTCGTCTACTTCAGGCAATATTTTTTTTCACAATAAACTCATCCAAAACAATCTGTTCAGTCCTATACTTCAAATTCCATTTGAAGAAGAAAATATTCATAATTCCAATACTTATTGGATCCCTCCCGAAGACGGCACCCTTGTGATGTTTCCGTCTTTTTTAGAGCACAGTGTGGGCACCAACCAATCGGATGACGCACGCTATTGCCTATCTTTTAACTATGTTATCAAAGGAGTCTTAGGAGCCGGTACCGAAACCATGTGGTCCCTAGGAAAAGAATATGAAGTGGAATAAAAAATTTATCTACCCCAAGTCCCAACGATCCCTGATCCAGGGAAAACGGCACTATGACATTAAGGAAACGCTACTCCCTTCAGTGACGACGATCATCTCCGCAACTCAGTCGGAAGAGAAGCGACAGAAGCTAGCCGAATGGAAAGCCCGGGAAGGAGCACAACGAGCCGATCGCATTCGCGATATAGCAGCCTTACGCGGGACGGCTATGCACACGTATTTGGAGGCGTATGTCCGGGGAACAGGGCACAAGGACCTGACTTCTGTTGGGAAGGAAGCGGAACCCATGGCGCAAAAGATTATCGAAGCGGGGCTCGGGGACCTGGAAGAAATTTGGGGGAGTGAAGTGACATTGTATTATCCGGACCTCTATGCAGGGGCCACGGATGTTGTAGGAATCTACAACGGGCGCGAAAGTATAATAGACTTTAAACAAACCAACAAGCCCAAAAGAAGGGAGTGGATAGAGGACTATTTCATTCAATTAGGAGCCTATGCAATGGCCCACAATTATGTTTATCAGACCAAAATACAGTCTGGAATCATTCTAATGTGTTCTAAAGATAAATTTTTTCAGAAGTTTGAGGTGTCGGACAATGAATTTGTCGGCTACCAACACGCATTCCTTCGTAAAGTAGATGAGTATTATAGGAATTGTACCCACGACAAAAACAAGGAAAGCGACAAAAACGAAGAGATAAGCAAGGAAATTAGCCATTAATTGCATTGTACCCTTGTATACAGTGTTTTCAATGAAATAAAAAAATTTTTTTTATTTTTTTTAAAAGGTGGGTACAATGGGTACAAAGTCTAGAATTGTTATATACCAACACTTATTCGTTCATTTTTGTACCTTTTGCAAAGGTACAATAGGGTACAAAAGGTACAATTTGAAAATGAGGGTTGATAATCAACACTTATTTAAGCAAAAGTTCAATTATCGTCAATAAGCTAGCAATACCAACAACTTAAGGGGCGCGCGCACATGATTCACTATTTTCATTTACTATTTTATAGGGGGAGGGGTATACAGATAGATGCCAACCAGAGTATTCATAGATAACTTCGTCCATCCAGATGATGCTGTCAGTCTGATGAAGTTCTTTGATGAAAATGACCATTTATGTGATGATGGGAGGGCTTTTCATAAGGATAGAAATATTCATTTTAACAGTATTCCAGATCCTCAAGTAAGAAATCTTTTAAATTATTATGCGCATAAAAATATAATGTTCATCGATCACCACTTTGGTACTAAAACCAAGCAGTGGCAATCAATGAGAATGTGCCGGTGGTTAGAAGGGCACTTTATGCCTTTACATGTAGATAGACAGCCAGAAAACAATGATACAATGGATTATTCTTCCTTGGTTTATCTTAATGATAATTATACTGGAGGGGAATTGTTTTTTAAAAACGAGGATGGCACAGAGGAAGTGTTTAAAATGAAGGCTTTAAGTTGTATAGTATTTGACAGCGGCAAAAGTAATGGGCACGGTGTAAAAAAAGTTTTAGGTGGGAGGAGGTATACAATACCCTCATGGTATCAAAATGTTTAGAAAAAAATCGAAATACAAACATGTTAAGATTAATAAGAAGAAGTATTACTTCTATAAGATTTCGTGGGTGGATATCACAGCTGATGGAGGCCATGCCACGGCTGACGAGTTTGATAAGTTTGAATGCTCTAAGATGATATCGTTTGCGTATGTGTATAAAAGAACTAAAAAGTTTTTATGGACGTTTGCAAGTTATGACGCGAAGGATGAGGTGTTCTCTGATAGAAATATTTTCCCGAAAGGGTGTATCGTTAAGATGGAGAAGTTAGATGTTTGATGAAGCCGAGTTTCCTAATCCTGCTGCGTGGGGAGATCTTGACTGGTTAAGTGAAGAAAAGTATAACGTATTGAAGGAGAAATATAATAATATGCCAAAAAAGAAAAAGAAAAAAGGTAAGAAGAAAAAAGCTAAATCTAAAAAGAAAAAGAAAAAATAGTTAAGATGTGGAATCCGGATCAGATGTTTGTTGTGGCAATGGTAATTTTTTTTGTTGCTTCGGTTTACTTTCTGACGTTGATTCCTCACTAGAATTCAAGAGCTTTTTAGCTTCTAAAACTTTCTCGTTCTTCTCTTTGATTGTTCTCATTCTTTCATAGAGTTGATCGAGATTGAGGTCATCAATCTTTCCGTGTCTAATAATCTTTTGATCAATGTAATATCCAGCCACTTTACCGCGAGCTATTTCAGTTGTAGCTGCAGCGGCTAGATTCCTATTATCTTTTTTAGCCCTATCTCTAATATTTCCAAGTTCTTCCAGGTGTCTTTCAAATGTGATGCCATATTTCTGCCTTACTTCATCTCTGAGATTACTAATGTAAGCGCATACTAATGGGAATTTATCCGGGTTAGTTAGTCTAGCTCCTTGAGAGTCTGGAGATGTGGTATAGCCAGCAAGTCTAGCTGCTTCTGTTTTGGTAATGGGACTTCCTTCAACGCCGTAGACTAGGAGTTGGGAAAATTTTATCTGTGCTGAAGTTAAGCTCTTCACGGAGCCTCCGAGATAATGTTTAGCCATAATATTTGACAATATACAATAGTTATTTTATAAGCGCAACAGAATGGCAATTACAGGAAAGATTCTAAATTACGCAATGAAGAAGTTTATGAAGGCTGAAGCTGCTCAAAATGCGAGAGTCCAAGTGGAATTACCAAACGGTGAGATATATGATATGTCGGACATTCTACTACTTGAGAATCGAATCTTGGGTGACAGTGAGACTCATAGACTAGTTTTTAGATGTCAAAAACCTATTCATAATATTGGTAAAATCATCGGTAAATTATAAACCCGACTGACATGCTACATGCAGTCCCTAGTGAACGAGAACTTTGGAGAAAATTAAAAAATGAGTCTAAGAGAATTACGTGGACACGGCTGGAAAATTGGGCTTTATTCGGCACTCCTGATCTTTTGGGCTACGCTCCTAGTGGGAACTTTTTCACTCTTGAATTAA